CTGGTCTTGTTGTAACACATTCTATAAAAGCTAATGGTGTTGGAATGTTTTCTGGATCAATGCAAGAATATCGTGAATTTCTTGAAGTACAGAAAAAAGAAACATTTGATTTACATACATTGAATCCAACATCATATGTATCAAGTTTATCTAGTACATCATCATTTGATACATTAGTAAGACATTATCCATTAGGTACAGATTTAAATGCTATAGATCATTCAGTTCCTGCAGGAAGAATTATTTCTTCCAGTCATCCTAATCAAACATATAAAGATTTTTCTCCACCATTTGGTGATGGATTTAATACATATGCAACAGCTTCTGGATTTCATACTCCTGAAAATGCACAACGCGGTAATTATCATCCTGTAGAAGAAACATATTATGTTCAAGGAGTTTCGTTAGGAGGAGTACTTCCTAAGTCACAAAAGATACGATTAGAAGATAATAAATTAATTAGACGATTAACAACAACAAATACAGGAGAAGAATCTAGTTTTGACAGAGCTCCATTAGACACAAATCGATTAGGTTTATTTTATTCAGTTGCTGATCAAGTTAATAAAGATATTTTTAATCAAATTGGAGATGTGGAATTAGATGATTTTGTTGGTGATCCAAATGATGAATTTGAATTTACATATAGAGCATTAGAACAATTCTCAAAAGAATATTGGAAAAAATATACAGATAAAAATGATTTAAATGCATTTATGAGAATGTTTAGTCAATTTGATTTTGCATTATTTAGACAAATAAAACAATTGATACCTGAACGTGTTGATGAGGCAATGGGATTATTAGTAGAACCTCATGCAATAGAAAGAGTAAAAGTTAGATTAGCAAGACGTCCAGTTGTAGAAGAACCAAATTTTGAAGGTATAGTAGAAGAACCACAACCTTCTGGAAGTGGTGATATTACTAAACTAGAAGCTGCAATGAGCGCATCAGCTACAGTTACTGGAAACACTCATCTTAAAGCAACAACAGGAGGATATGATGATCAAGGAAATTATGTAGGAGGCATAACAGCATCAGGACCTCCTGGTAAAGATGTTATGGACCCAATGGATTATTGTAATATTGAAATTATACCTGTAGATGAAGTAAATTTTATTACAGGTTCAACAATTAGTGCATATGCTGTTAAAAATACTACACCATCAGTTGCAAATGCTCCACAAGAATGGCATAATTTAAATTTAAATAGTTTAAAGAATTCTGCAAATCATGCAACCACATCATTTGGTTCAGATGGAGGTTCAGATACTGAAGATGAACAAACTGATAAAATACGTGTACAATTTAATACATATGCAAATTATGATACTAAACGTGATATAAAAGTAGATATAGTTCATAAAAATACAGATTCAGGTGGTTCAGTAAATTTAAAAGCTAGACTTTTAACAACTAATGAAGATAAAACAAAAAATTTAAATTTAAATAGTCAAGGTGCTAATACTATAGGTGTTCATACTCCATTTAGTGATGGGATAAATACTAGTGAATATTCAACTCCACCATCGTCATCCTTTATAGTTTCTGAAAGTGGTATATTTGTTGGCCGAACTATACAAGGAACAGAAAAGGTTATACGACGTAC